AATGGATTGTTTGGGTCACTCAGCATACTGCCGAGCTGACCTTGAACGGTCTCTGTAGAGCCTACGGTTATTGGTTTGAATGTGACAGGAGCAGGGGCAGCAGCAGCTTCGGGTACGCTGAATTGTGCGGGGGTTTGCTCTTTGCTAACACCTTGCGAAGTCAGGTATTTATCGACGTTAGATTGACCATATGCTGGGTTGTCCATCATAGCTTTGCTAATCTGAGCAGCACTTACGCCATTGGCCAGCGCTTTACTCATGACGTCTTGATCTGTAACGCCAGGGGTCTTGATGTACTCTCTGATCTGATCGTCAGTGATCTTACTATTGCCGCCACCATACAAGATGGACGCTCTCGGATCAACGTATGATGCAGGTGTGGACGCTAACAGTGCCGCCATTTTATGCCCCCAATTGGTTCTTGATTATATCAATATATTGACGCCACTGGTTGAGTATTTCATCAACCGACGTCGCATTACGAACATCTTCTTTAGCTTTAAGCCTCTTTGCCCGCAAATCGGATTGAAATGTACGCCAGCTAGCCGCTGTTTCGATGATGTTATCCGCAGCCCATTTCTGATCGGATTTCTTTGCCTGCGCCCAACTGTCAACATAAGGGTATGTATCTCCCTTATAACCAGCGTCGATAAACTCCTGAGCCTGCTTCTCGGCCATTAGGTACTCAGTATCTCGTCGACCGATCACAAGTGTCACAAGGTCGTCAGCAGAACCGTCAATCTCTCGTATTGCAGCAGCTTTGTCCTGCCGCAGCTTATTTGTTGCGGCCTCAGCAACCAACGCTTCGTCGACAACGAGCTTTCCGCTAACTTTAATCATATTGGCGCAAGCATCGTCTCGCATCTTACCGTCGATACGCTCGTCCCATACGACCTTCGATTGATCATAATACGAGCCGCTAGCTTCAACGTCCTGTATTTCCCTAGATCCGTCTGGTTTGATAACAAGTAGTTTAGGCATTTGCGACCTTTAGTACACCAAAGATTGAAAGGGCTGACGTGTCGTTAGCGGTTGTTGAATTACCATGGTGACGGAGTACGTCGCCTGCGGCACAATGAATTTCCGTCGACACTTGATTAAGTGCATTAGCACCGAGTACTGTGCCTGCGCACATTCGATCCGCGGCAGTAATAGTAAATATGCCGGTTGTAAGCTGAGTCGAATTTTTAGAAACTCCGTATCCTACTATAGTACCTGCTCCATTATTGTCAGAACACGACACCCTATAGATGCCTGTTTCGTTAACAGTAATGCTACCACCTAGCGATGCACTATCGGCATACGTCAGCGCCGTACCAGTATTAACAAGGGCCGTCGTGAATCTACGAATATATGTGTTAGTCGACCCATAACCGTTAGGAGAATGTAATAACACCTCGTTACGACCCACTAACTTTTGAGCCAAACCGTCGTACCGAATGCGAGTTAAATTGAACTGTGTAGTTGTTATCGCACGCACAATCATCTTGTCGTTCGCTGCGCAAGTAACGCTCGAACCGCTAGCGATACCGTCGATAAGAATGTTGGCACCGGCAGTAAACGTACAGGCTGCAGCACAAATCAACGTCCGCTCTGCTCCGGCTTGCAGTGCTGCCGGGAACCCGGTAACGGTAGCTGTACCGGTAAAATCTATCTGATTGCCCAACGCACCCCAAATATCAGCGGTTGTTGCAGCAGATGCCACAGTGGCGCGAGCAAAGTCTTGATGACCCGTGAACGCGTTATTAACCAAAGTTGCTCCGTTGCTATTGGATAGCCCGACAACCCACGAGCTCTTCGTACCACTACCGACGTGTGATGTTATCGCTGCATTGGATAATCCAGTTACAGTATCGTAATATGTTAGTAGCCCAAGCATGTAGTTAGTGGACGGTGCAGCAGCATCTCCCATGTATATACTCATACCGGGTATAAACTCCTTCCCAGTCTCCATGGTGAAAATTTGCAAAGTGTCCGCAAGCGTTAAGGATGTCGTACTAACCGAACTCGCACCGTAGCTATCGGCCTTTGAGTTTATCGCAGCCTCAATTAAAGTGAACTCGTCTCGAAGAACTTTGGATGCATTCCATGAACCGTTTATCGGTTTATTTGTAGGTGTGTAATCACTCATCTGCTTAATCTGCCCATAGAATACTGCGTTTGTATTGAATTGATAGTGAACGTTTCATCAACCGCTGATTCGTTCGATATCACAAGGGATATGCTTGTACCGTTACCGGGAGTGTCTATCGTAACTTCTTGCGAATAAGTAGCGTCGTAGAACAGCGAGTCCCATCTTGAACTATCGAAGTAGGCACCGCCACCGCTAGCCACCTTACTTGCGACGTCACTGTATACAGAATCTCGATCACCGAACGATAAGTCATAAGCAACGTCAATGTGTGCGGTAGCTCCCGCGCTGAATCGTAACTTACAGCGACGATAACTCTTGCGATAAAATGGATTCTTAGAATGATGGAACGCCATTACCATAAAACTATTAATCACCTCACCGTCGAAGCTTGTCCCTACATCTAGTTCATAAACATATCCGTCCGTACCAGACCCAAACTTGCGCTCGATCCCGTTGATGTCCACAACAGAATCTACTGTGTTCATCACACGGGTGCCGTAGTCAAAAGGCATGATGTCACCAAGCCGTGGAGGTGCACCGGCATACGCGTTAGGCTGCATTTGAATATGTAAACCTGTCCCGTCACTGAAGAATATTCGGTATAAATTCCTGTTACGCACGATACAACTGGATATCTCTAGTCCTGCCTTATCGTCGATAAACGGCTGTACTGCGTTGGTCAGAACGTGCAATTGAAACGATCCGAACGCCTGAGTAGCTTCGAGCTGGGTAACGCCTTTCGTATCCAAGAAGTGAGCGAACCCAATGTTCTGCATGGTGTATGCGCGCCCACCGCTGTCAGGAGAATGTGTTACTAAGTTGAAGTCTGTCGAGTCATTGCCGTACAGTACATATACTTTGTTTGGAGTCAGCACCACAAGTACACCTGCAGTAGCCGTACCAACTTGAACTTTAAGTCCAGTTATGTTGTCACCTGTCGCGATCTGTGAGGCACCGGTGAGAGGGGTAAATGAATAAGGATCACCAACACCTGAAGGAATAACCTCGCTCTCGATGGCTACCATCAAATGCTTCTTATGACCTACGATAAACTTAGGATTATCCCCGCCAACTCCGGTACGAATAGGAACCCATCGCGTACCGTCAAACTCTCCTGCAAAGTTAACACCGTCGGCACAGTACATACGCTTACTGTCGGCACTGCCGTAGAAGTTGACAATATCGAACTCAAACTTGCCACCGGGTTGCAGGCTTATCGCCGTACTAGCCGTGGAGGATTGCACATATCCATCGCTAGATACCTGCAGCGCTTCTCCGCTTTGGAATGTCCCGGTGATACTGTCGAATACTAAAGTGCCTACTGGTGCCACTGACCATGTGCCCGTTCGGAGCAATGCTCGCTTAACGACACCTGTCGCACCGGATATATTCCCAGTTACTGTCGCACCTTCTGTTATCTCGAGGCCAGCCGCCGTACATGTATGTGTGCCTGATTGACTGCCGGACGTTGTGATCGAAGCACCACCTAAGGTTGCTGCGCCTTGAAATGAATTTGTTCCAGCACTCACAACGTAGTAAGTTGTTCCGGCTGTAATGCCCGTAGGCAACGCCCCGGTCGTGCCGAATATGATCGGATGTCCGTTAGCCAGACCGTGATTGGTCCAGCTTACAACACCCGGTACAGCGATCGTCATTGTTACCGTAGCTGACCGCTGAATGAATTGAATCTCTATACCAAAGGTAACCGGCACCCATCCTGCAGCGCTGGCAATGTGCATTACGCATGCGGTTGCTGCGGCATTGTCTCTGAACGCGTACAGATTGCCGTTGTAATACTTTACGCCGCGAACAGCCCCCGAACCAGGCACCGTCGATATGTCAGTCCGATACAGTGATGCAGCAGCATTCTTGTAAATAGCGTGTAACGACTTGCTTGACGCCCCCCATAAAGTCACGTCATCAATCGTGCCGTAAGTGACAGCGCTCACAGTGAAGCTCTCGTCAACGAACGTACCGACGAGTTTGGTAACTACAAAACGAGTCACGCTCTCGATGGCTGCGACATAGGCCGTTGCTCCGCTCGTTGCGCCGACGATCTGTTGACCAATAAGTAAAGGTCCGGTGATCGTGCCGTCCACAGTGTGGTAAGCAGCGTCTGAGGGTCTTGCTCTCCCGTCGTAACGCTCAATCCCTGCCATCCTGCGATACCCTCCGTTTAAGTCAGGCTCGAAATTAATCGCCGAGATAACTTTACCCGGCTTTAAATTAATAGGTGGTGTTACTAGATCAAGTCCACCCTGCAAGGCGAACATCTCAGGGATGACCTTGCGCAAAGGAGGTGCTTGCATCACAAGAACCCTCGGTCTACTGCGATCTCTGGGAGCTGATTCTTTTCCAATCCAGCTTTCAGCTTCTTGTATTCTTTAGTGCCACGAGCCAACATTTCTGGTGCATTCTCATACCAGCCGCCAGCTATCAGTGCGCCCCACACAATCAACATGTGGAATCGATCAGGCATCTCCGGCGTATCGGCATCGGCCGACAGCGCAGTCGGCGACTTCTGGTATTGACCAGATACCACATAACTCGTATCGTCAGGAGGTAACGCCAGTATGATCGATTGTGTCGGAGATACTGTAAAGCGTGAAGGATACGAATAGCTTGTGCGTAACGATCCGATAAGGAACTGATCTCGAAAGTATCGGTACTCAAGGTACTCCAGATACATTTCGTTGCCGATCGAATCTTTATAGATACGAAAAGTATCTTTATCCCATGACGCAAAGTTGGTCAGTGATAACGGTGCCGACGCGTATGGATATTCAGCTTGCTGCGCTATGGTATTAAACGAGAAGTCTCCGCGCATCCAGTTCCAAGCGCCGTCATGCTCGTTCTGTAGATCCTGCCACGCCTGGTTAACCCAAGTAGCAAAGCGCAACAGTTCGCCCGTGGCTCCTTGTACAGTAGTGTTTGAGAATGAGGTGCCCGTTACTGCCGACTCCATCACCGTGCGATTAACAAGCTGAAGTAAATTCATGATTAAGAAGCAGTAGACAATTTATGCTGTAACCAACGACGACCAACTTCACCAGCAGGGTCGCTATACACTTGCACTACACAGTTGTATACCGGAACCTGCTCAATCTTTGTTTGAACCAGTTGCTGAGCGTCAACATATTGTTTGGTTACTGTACGGAACGAGGTTTTGATTAAAGCGTCGACGAATTTACGCGCTACTTTATATGTCTTACCACGATATAAATACTTGATAACTCCATTTACACCAGGAGTTAGAGGGTCTTGTGCGTAAGGATCGTCCGCAGCGGCTATCTCAATCTCAAGAATATCTTCCATGAACTTCAGGTCACTAGCGTATTCTTTAACATGAGGGGAATCCAAGGTCGCCTCAGTAACGACAACCAGGTCAGGACGTTCGATCTCATCAGCAGCCAATGTGGACGACAAGTCAATGTCGAATTGCTCGGGACCTTTAAAGTCCTCAGTAGTGTGTGAAGGTAATTTAGCAGCCATGGTTCGGTTCTCCAAATAAGCAAGGGAGCCGAAGCCCCCTTTAGGTTGATTACGATACTTGTGGTCTTGTTGGTAACACCATCACGTCCACATAGGTGTGGAGTACATTCGATGGTGGACCAGTCAAGTTGCTTGTACCGAACGTCCAGCTCGATCCTGATGCACCGACCTTGGTGATAATGTACCCGATAGGGCAAAAATCAGTGGGCAGTGACGGGAACTGAGGGGGCGTTTGGAAGTTAGCATTCGCGCCGTCGGCTTCAGTAGTCAGATCAACTACCGCGCCTTGTGCACACAATAGCGTACCGGCCGCATTGTAGCCTACGACAAACGCACAACCTTTACTTGCAGCAACTGCCACAAAGGCTGCACCAGTGGTTACGTCGGTCGTAGGTGTAGCAGTATTACTCAATGCTGCGTGAGAATACGCTTTACCTTCGATGCAAAAGTGCATCGTGCCAGTGCTGCTCAGTGTAGACGTGCTGCCAGCAGCAAGAGTTGCCTTGCTTGTGCAAAACGTCGCACCTCTAAGTACTAATGATTCCATTGTTGTTTCTCCTTAAATTAATCTACTACAGCGTTCGGGAACGACATGCCGACCGTAGGAATGTACTGAGCAGTTGGCACAACAGTCGCGTCGTCAAGCGCCGTGGTGCCTCCCACAAAGTTACCAGTGCCGGTCGGATGGATCTTGACAAACCCTAATATCGCATGTTCAGGATTTATCTTAGGCCATTTGACCGCCGCCTCTGTGGCCGCTTCAGTCCCCATTGTCAACGCTGCGGTGCCTGCGGAATTAACCGTATACACGAACACGTTGTACTTTGCGTTAGTCACTGTACCCGCAAATGCCGGTAGGTCGGTCGAAGCAGCTATCTGCCCGCTTCGACCTTTCACCATATAGTGGGTAATAGTGGCGCCAGTCTTTGCCAATGCAGAGCTACCTGACTTGATAACCATGGCAGGTGCAACGAGACAAAGAGTACGGTAACGTTCAGTAATCGGCTTGAGTATCAGATACAGCGCATACGCAATGGCTGGATCAGTTACGCTCTTGAGCCGCTGAATAATAGGTGTGAACATGGTTTATTCTCCTATTTAGTCCGTCAACGCGCGGGTGTTAACTTCGTAAACAGCCATTTGTAGGTTGTTCAAGATAACAGCGTGGTAGTAGAATTTACACCCTACATAACCACGTTGCCCCAAAGGATCGTTCTTATCGACATCACTAGGCTTCATCGATACGACTTTCATTGAATCCTTGTTAACGCCAATGTGACCCCAAGCATCTTCCGAACCAACGATAACTTGATAGGTATCGCCATAAGTGCCCGTCAACGACTGAAGCGCAGGAACTGCCCCGGCAACCGCAGCGCCAGAATCTTGTATCGCTACAAGCTCAGGTGAGGCAATGAAGCGGAACTCTTCGCACTTACCAACTTCATTATCAACTGCGAACGTATCTCCAGCACCGTATGCTTCCACTGGGATAAAGCCAGGAAGTTCACGCAAGTCAGGCATCAGATCGGTCGATACCCAAACTGGATAGCAACGACCGACAGGTGCAGTAGCATACTGACCAGCTTTACCACGTTTCAGCATACGGCTGATGGTAGTGGCGTGATTAGCATTTAGTGACTTGGCAATCTTACGAAGACCTGTCAAACTGATTGTGCCATTCACTGTTGCGCGACTTGTTCCTGTGCCACCGTAAAAACGGTTTGTACAAGCTTTCAGCACGCCGAACAACGCCATCTCCATCACCAGACCTTGACGCTCGCCGGTAAGTTTGACCATTTCCGCAGGGAAATCATCTTCACCCAAGTCGAACATCTTGTCGGTGTAGCCGTACAACACAGCGTATTGCACAACGGTCGCCGAGACATCTTGCACGGATACAGTCTCAGCCGTCGGTGTCACACCCTCGGACGCTAGATGCGACGCAACGTAGGCTTGAGTACGGTCGACGACGGTCAGATCCTGGAAGAATCTGTTCGGCTGTGTGGCTGTGGCGCCTTTAGGTAACACCCGACGATACTTTACAGTCTCGCCTTGATTACGCTGAAAGTCGTCATTGATACCCACAGTGCCTAAAGAAATCACAGGCATCGCGCGTTTCAGCATTTTACCGAGGATAATGCCTCGACGCTGTGCTGGACTATTTAACGATTGAATCGTCATTTTAAAACTCCTTATTGGTTAATTGTCAGCCGCCATTTCAGCAGCGAATGCGGCATCTTCTATTTCTTTATCTGTCAGCGTTCTACCTTGCAGGCCGTTACCTTTCGGCAAGATAGCTGCTTCGAGAGACGGCTTTTTAACAGGCGGCACGAGAGACTTCTTGTATTCAGTCAGGATGTCGCTGAGGTCGTCGGCGTCTTTTGATCCAGTCACCGTATCGAATTTGTCTTTAGGTTGGTTAGCCAGCCAGTTGCCAAACTTCGGGTCAGGGAATTTCACAATACCATCTTCAACTGTATACAACGCGATGTCTCGGAAGTCTGGGTGAACTCTTGCTAACCGCTTACGTGAAGCTTCGATTGCTTCGGTCTCACGTTGAGCACGATCTTCAGCAAGTTTCTCTTCGACTACTTTAAGAACAACGTCGGTATCATCTTTCTCTACCTCCTTACTTCGCGCAAGACGATCAGCGATATCTGGATATTCTTCTCGCAAAGCATCCAGATTAAACTGAGACTTCAGGGCTTCAATTGCAGCATCAAGCTGGGCGATCTTATTCCCATACGTACCGTTAGTTGTGTCAAGCGCTTTCTTTAGCTTTGGAATTAAAGCCAAACTCTCTCTAAGTTCCTCTTTAGTAAAACCCTCGATCACTTCCACAGGTTCGACAATCGGTTCCTCTTCTACCGGCGCTTCAGGTGGAGTTTCCTCAACCGGCTTCACGTCCTCGATCTTTGGTTCCTCGTCGTTCATCGCTGCGTTAAATGCTTTATTGAACTCTTCTTGCTCTTGTGTTGCTTCCATTTCGCGGCCTCCCGGTCACTGTTTGTTAATCACTCCATTCAGGGTCAAGTTTCAACAAACCCTTGACTACCTTAATTTCGCCGCGCAATTTAGCGGTCTCAATATCTCCAGTAGTGTTGTCATTAAGCTTGCGCATTGATGCCAACTTACGTTCATATTCTTTACGCAGCTCCTGCCACAGTGGGCTGCGGAGTTGTTCTTCGGTCAGCTTCATTGTGTAAAGCTCTCCCCTACCTCAGC